ATACTGCCCATGAGAACCTGCCGACGCCGCACCTGCGGCAAAGAGTTCACCCCACGCAACGGGAAGCAGGTCTACTGTAGCGCCCGTTGCCGGTGGCTTGTCTGGCGCAACCGACAGCAGAAGCGGAAGGTGTCCCGATGAGCGCGCACACGCCAGGACTCGGGGAGCCATGCCGCCCGAGCAAGTGCAAGCGGTGCGGCGGCGACATCGCGTGGGTGAAATCCGTGCGCACCGGGAAGTCGTACCCGGTCGAGTTCCTAGTTGATCCGGGGCTGAAGGATCAGGGGCTTGTCATCCCCGAGCGGTTCCACTTCCACAAGTGCGCCGCGCTGGCGAAGGCAAGCGCGTGACCCCCACCGTTCGCCCGCTGCCCCTCAACGTCGGGGATGACCGCGAAGGGGTGGACGGCCGCTGGGAACTCCGCTGGCCCAATCCCGAGGCGCCCCTCGGGTACGATCTCCGGCACGTTATGCACGTCACACCCTCTCGCCATGAGCGGTTCCCTGGACAGCCGTACTTTGTCTGCTCGTATTGTGAGCGAGGCTTCGATACCCGCCAGTTCGATGATAGCGAGCGGGTCTGCGAGGATGTCCAAGCTGTCCGTGAGTGGCAGGCGGCCCAATGAATACGCTCCTCGCTATTCGGAAGAACCTGCCCGAGGACCTCGAGGAGCGGCGGACCGAACTCGCCACACACCTCAAGGCATCGGCCCGGATCATTCGCCGGATCGCGCTGATCGAGGCGGTGCAACAGTTGATGGGCTACGTCGCGGGGGAAGACGACGAGGAGACGGCGGTCGAGACGCCACCGACCACCGAGGCCCCGGAAGGCGGGAAGCGCAAGTGAACGCCGTGTGGACCTGGCTCGACACCAGCCCGCTTGCGGGATGGCTCTTCTACGGCCTGCTGTTGGCCGTGGTCTACTACTGCCGCAGGAAGCTCGACCAGCGGCGGGGGACGGCACCACGGATGGCACGCGCTGTCCGTCCGCAGGCATCCCTGCCCGTGGCTTCCGCCCCTGCCGCCTGCTACCCCCGATGCCAGCGGTGCGGTGCGATCCTGTTCGCCGATGGGACTTGCGTGGACTGTCCGCGCTGCCATCGCTGCGGCGCGCTGCTCACGGCCGACGGTAGTTGCCTCACCTGTCTGGCGTATCCACCGCCCGACTTCGACTCGATGGAGGATGTCCCACTCCCGAGCTTCGCAGCCCATCTGCGCAGAATGGACGAGGCGGTCCGTGAGGCGAACCAGCGGGCGCACGGCATCCCGTCAGGGGTCGTGCTGCGGTGTGAGGTAGACACCTTGCTGCGGTGGGCCGGCATCGGCAGCGATGATCGGAGGCTGTGGTGAGCACGAATCTCGGATGGATGCCCGTGCCTGCGGAACACTGGAATCCGTTGAGTGACGGGATGAAGTTCTCGCTGCGCAACCTCTACGAGTTTCCCGTGGAGGCTACCCTGACGACGGACGATCTCCCGATGCTGCGCGGTATGGTCGCCGCTGGAAGCGCCGAAGTGAAGAAGGACGCGAAGGCGCTCATCGAGGCCATCGAGAAGCACGACGCAATCATCGTCAAGGAGATTGCGTGACCAAAGCCACCGATCACCGCCCCGTCGTTCGTCGCGTCGAGAGCGACACCGAAGGCCCGCTCGTCTGTGAGCTGACGAGCCGCACGATTCGGCTCCGGCCGCTCCGGACACGGCGACACGGGCCGGCCGAGGTCGAGGTGCCCTTCGGGGCCATCTTCATCCGGGCGCACATGGCGAAGGTGATGCAGGCGAAGCCGAAGCGTTCACGGAAGAAGCGGTAGGAGGTCACGATGATGCACTGTCACAGTTGCGGCCTGACGGCCCCGAGCGAGGACTTCGCCGTGATGGAGGACGGGGCGAAACTCGCGGAGGAGTGCCCCCGCTGTGCCTCCCCTGAGGTATTTGCGTTCGACCCAGACGGAGACTAAGTTCGCTCGCCGCTTCTGTGCGGCCTCCTGGGCATCGGCGTATCGACCCCGCGCTGCCCGGGCTGATCCGAAGGGTTGAAGAGGATGGTTCCCCGATGGGTACGTCAGCCAAGCCGAGAAGTCCCCAGATCGAAGCCGAAGTACTGACGGCCGTGTTCTGCTGGGGCTGCGGTGCCAAGCTCCCGCCGAACCGCACGTCCGACGACGGCGATCTCTGCGAGCGGTGCCGTCAGGACTCGACGGCGCGTCCGCCTCGCCCCCGTGTCGCGCTGGTGCGCCATCAGGACGACCCGCTCCTGCGGCTCGCCATCGACAAGGACCTCGACATCGAGAAGCTGAAGCAGTTGATCCAGATGCGGAATGAGGAGCGTGACGCCGAGGCACGGCGCACCTTCGCCGCGGCGATGAGCGAGTTCACCAAGCGCTGCCCTGCCATCGACAAGGGCAAGCTGGTGGACTACGTCACGAAGTCCGGCGTGCGGATCCACTACCGCCATGCCGAGCTGAAGGACATCCAGGCCGTCATCAACCCGATCTGCGGCGACCTCGGGCTCTCCTACTCGTGGAGCAACACCATCGAGGCGGGGAAGTTGACGACCACCTGCACCGTCCTGCATCGGGACGGGTACAGCCGCTCTGCGTCGTTCACCTGCCCGGTCGAGAACAGCAACCCAGGCATGAGCGACCAGCAGAAGCCAGCCGGCGCCCTGACCTTCGGGGAGCGGTACACGATCATCCAAGCCTTTGGGTTGGTCACGGCAGAGCCGGACACGGATGGCGAGCAGGACGACCAGGAGAAGATCACGGAGCAGCAGGTGACGGACCTCATCTCGCTGGCCGAAGAGGTGGGTGTGAAGACGGAGCGCATCCTGCGCGCCGCGATGGTCGAGAAGCTGGAGGACATCCCTGCGGCCCGGTATCCGGCCCTCGTCCACACGCTCGAGGCGAAGCGCGGCCAGAGCGGAGTGGCCAAGTGATCGAACTCACGATGGCTCAGGGCTCGCCTGAGTGGCTCGAAGCTCGGCGCGGCATCCCCACCGCGTCCCGCTTCAAGGACATCCTCTCTCCCTTCACCGGGAAGCCGCTGGCTGGCTCCCAGAAGTATCTGCTCCAGCTCCTCGCCGAATGGTGCCTCGGTGTCAACGTGGACGAGGACGTGACGCAGTTTATGCAGCGGGGCACGGAACTGGAGAAGGCGGCGATCGGCTACTACGCGCTGGAGCGGGACTGCGATCCTGTGCGGCCCGGCATCATCCTGCGGGACGACCGGCTCGTCGGCTGCTCGCCCGACCTGCTCGTCGGGGACGACGACGGCTGCGAGATCAAGTGTCCCTCGGCCGCCGTGCACATCGGCTACCTGCTGGACGACGACCCGGCCCAGTACCGCTGCCAGGTGCAAGGGGCGCTGTGGATCACCGGCCGGAAGTGGTGGGACTTCCTGAGTTACCATCCGACACTCCCGCCCGTGCTGCTGCGCTTCCAGCGCGACGATGCGTTCATCAAGACGCTGGCCGAAGTCGTCGGGGAGTTCGTGGGTCGGATGCTGGTGGCCCGCGAGGACCTGCGGAAGAAGGGCGTCGTGCCGGTGCAGAGTGCGCCGGCCACTGAGAACCTGACGGCCGCCCTTGCGGGCGTGCTGGACTGAGGCAATGGCCCCCAAGCGCGTTTCTCGGGGAATGGTGCATGGGCAGAGCGGGCCTCGGCGCTGCAAGCCCGCCGTGGGGGCCAAGTCTTTTCATAGATGGGTGTGGTCTTTAGGCGTACCACTCACCAGGAGATTCGATGTCGGATGACAAGCTGATGGCCGCGATTGATGAGGTTGTCGCTCAGAAGACGCTGACACTGGAGGGCTTGGCCGCCGTCCAGACGATGCGGGACCGCCTCAAGTCCTACGAGCAGAAGGAGGCGCAGTCCAAGGTGGACTCCGCCGCCGCCGCCGCTCGCGCGGTAGAGCAGGAGCGCGACCGCTACCGGGGCGAATACCAGACCATCGCGAAGCGGATCACGGAGGTCGAGGGCCGGGAGGCGAAACTGGCCATCGCCGAGGAGCGGGTGAAGGTCAAGGAGGAGATGCTGGGCAAGGTCTTCGACTTCGCGAGCCTCGTCTTCAAGAACCGCAGCGTGCGCGAGAACGCCTTTGTTCCCGTGCCGATCAGCGGCGGACCCAACATGATGGGGTCCGTCGGCTCCGGCAGCGAGACGCGCGAGCGGGTCGAGGAGTAGGACGCTTCGCGTGAGAACGAAACACCCGATGGAACGCGCCGCGGCCCTCGCGGCGAAAGGAACACCCTCGAGCGGGGCTGGTCACCGACCCTCTGCCGGGCCAGCCCATGAGGGTGGGCATCGCGGCAAACCCGAAGGCACGGCGGGGATGCGGCCCTTCTTCATCACCAAGCGGGCGGCGATCCTGCCCGAGCGCCAGGGGCCTCCGGTGGAGCTGGAGCCCTCAGCGGTGGAGGGAGTGTGCGCGAAGTGCCGAGCGCTGGTAGAGGCAGGCAAAGAGCCGCTGGCGCTTCACGCGCATTGTGCCGCCCACCTGCGGTCACGGGCATTCGAGGGACGATGAGGAGCGATGTCGTGCCCGGCGACTGCCTTGACGTGATGCGCGGCATGGAAGCGGACAGCGTGAGCGCCGTCGTGTGCGACCCACCCTACGGACTGGAGTTTATGGGACGCGACTGGGACCGGCTCGACGGTGGCTTCTCGAAGCCAGGGATCGGTGAGCGCTCAACCTCGTGGCCCAACATTTCCGGCGACGAGTTCGAGGGATACAACCCCACCTGCAAGACGTGCGGTGGGCGGCTGCGTGGCAAGAAGAAGTGCGAGTGTCCCGCTCCCGACTGGTATGTGAAGGGGCGGTCGCTCCGGGCTTCCGCTGTGCCGAAGCCTGGCAACATCGGTGGCTTCGCGGACGGCGGCAAGCCGTCTTTCGAGCGCGTGAAGCGACACCTCCCGGCAATGCAGGAGTGGCATCGGGCGTGGGCCGCAGAAGCGTTGCGCGTGGCGAAGCCAGGCGCGCATCTGCTGGCATTCGGTGGCACAAGGACCGTTCACCGGCTGGCTGCGGGCATCGAGGACGCTGGCTGGGAGATCCGCGACTGCCTGATGTTCATGTACGGCAGCGGGTTTCCCAAGAGCCACAATCTCGACAAGACCGGAGACTTCTGTGCCTGTGACGATTCGGTGCGCCGAGTGCGGAGTGCCGTTCCAGACGGCCCCGCGGACCCTGCGCCGCGTGAAGGAGCCGACCTGCTCAAGGAGTTGCAACGGGAAGCGGCGGATCAAGGGGCTGACACCGCACTCTCACAAGGGGCGCGCGGCCTGGACGGCGGAGAGCCTCGCCAGTTACCGAGCGAAGATGCGAGGGGAACGCAACCCGGCGTGGAAGGGCGGCGTCACCTACCGGCACCGCAGAGGCAACTATCAGATCGTCCGGTACGTTCGGTGTCCCCTCTGGGCGATCACGATGGCTCGGAAGGACGGCTACGTGATGGAGCACCGTCTGGTGATGGCCGAGTGGGTCGGCCGACCGCTACTCAGGACGGAGGTAGTCCATCACCGCGACCACGCCCCACTGAACAACGAGCGGGGGAACCTCGAATTGTGGCCGGACAACCGGAGCCACAAACTCGCGGAGCATGGCCGGTTTGTGGTCGGTGCGGCAAACCGCGTATCCCTCGCGGCCTAGGTACGGCGCTCAAGCCCGCGTGGGAGCCTATCATTCTGGCCCGCAAGCCGCTGGTGGACACGGTAGCGGCGAACGTCGCGGCGCACGGGACGGGCGCGCTCAACGTGGATGGGTGCCGGATTCCGGCTGACTACGCGAACGAGCCGGGGCGTGGTCCCGGCTGGCTGGCGAGTGGGCGCGACGCGAAGCCACACGATAGGCGCTCGCAGGTTCCCGACAACGAACCGGGCACCGTCGCAGACCGTGTGTCGCCGCTCGGTCGCTGGCCCGCGAACGTCGTGCTGGACGAAGAAGCCGCTGCCGCGCTCGATGCACAGAGCGGTACGCTGGTGAGTGGGGCGAATCCAGAACGACGCGGTTCCAACAAGTTCGCGACGACCTACGGTGACTTCGCGGGCCAGCGCGAGTGCGAACCGGCGCGCGGGCTCGACGTCGGCGGGGCCTCGCGGTTCTTCTACTGCGCGAAGGCGTCCCGCGCCGAACGCGAGGCGGGGCTGAGCGGGCCGGAGTCGCCGATGCTGTGGAGCGCGGGCACCCAGAACCCCGGCTCGTTCCAATCCCCGAACACGCACCGCGCCGCGCGCAACCACCACCCGACCGTCAAGCCCGTGGCGCTGATGCGCTGGCTCGTGCGGCTCGTGACACCGGCTGGCGGCCTGGTCTTGGATCCGTTCACAGGCAGCGGCACCACAGGCATCGCCTGCGCGCTGGAAGGCTTCGACTTCCTCGGCATCGAGCGCGAGGCGGAGTACGTCGAGATCGCCCGCAAGAGGATCGCCCACGCCCGCCAGCAACGCTCGCTCTGGGAGACCCCGTGAGCGCCCCCGTCCGTCCCGACTACGATCTCTTCACGGAGCCGCCTGAGCCCCCCAGCGGCCCCACCACGGATGTCGGCAAGTTCGGCCCCAAGGAGACGGTGCGCACCCGCTACGCGGCCTGGAAGGGCAGCGACGACGGCTGGCGGGCCTGGCGGTACATGGAGGCCACGGCGCTGGATCTCGCGGCCCGCGGCGAGCTGCGCATCAGCGCGAAGTACTTGGCCGAGCAGGCGCGCCGCGCCGACCATCTGCACGCCGAGATTGATAACAGGTGGACGGCCCTCATCGCGGATGACCTCGTGGCGCGGCATCCCCACCTGCTCGACAAGATTGAGCGCCGGAAGCGACGGTCGGCGTGACCCTCTTGACCGTGCGGGGCGCGGAACGGCTCGGGGCTCTGGCGCTGTCACACCGAACCTGTATATTAGAACCGCCGCGGCGCTTGCCCGTGGACGCGAGAACGAGCTTCACCGTCCCCCTGTGTCGTCGGTGCCTGTTCCGCCCGGGTTTCCCGGGGCCGGGGCAGGGCAAGCCACCGAAGGGCATGGGGGGATTCGCTATGTGGCTAGGCCGTGAATGACAAGCTGCCCTTCATGCCGCTCTACGTCTTCCTCTGGCAGACGGATGAGGCCGTGCGGCTCATGGACTGCGACGCGCGCGGCGTCTACCTCGAGCTGATGCTGCACCAGTGGATTCATGGGACGATCCCGAGCGCGCCGGCAGAACTCGCCCTGATGCTTCCGCCCCACCGCGAAGCGAGCCTTCAGCGAGCCTTGCGCTGCTTCGAAGCGGAACGAAGCGACCCTTCGCGTTGCTTCAACCCCCACCTTCGGGCCATCCGTGACGACATCATCAGCAAGCGTTCAAGCGCTGCGGAAGCTGGCCGTAAAGGCGGTATCGTGTCTGGACTTATGAGGCGAAGGGATGCTTCAAGCGACCCGCGAAGCGAGCCTCAAGCGACCCTGAAGCATCGCGCGTCTCTCTCTCCTGCTTCTACGGTTGCTGTTTCGGATGCTGGTAAACCGAAGGAAGAAACAGAGACACTACCCCCTGCGTTCACGGAGGAGTGGTCGGACATGGGGAAGCCGGGGACGGCAGTCGCCGTGGTGAAGACCTCGACGCTCCCCGAACAGAAAGCGCGTCGGCGTCGGTTGAAGACCGATGCGCTCGCGCTCGCGGCCGACATCATCTTCCGGTATTGGCGTGACCTGATGGGCCGTGACCCGGCGCGCACGATTCTCACGGTTGATCGTGAGCGCAAGATCATCCGCGCCCT